ATGTTCGAGTTCTGGGCGCTGGAGCACCAGTTGCCGCCCGAGGGGGACTGGCGGACATGGGTCATGCTGGGCGGGCGCGGGGCGGGCAAGACGCGGGCCGGGGCCGAATGGGTGCGATCGGAGGTGGAGGGATCGCGGCCCGCCGATCCGGGGCGCGCCCGGCGGGTGGGTCTGATCGGGGAGACGATCGACCAGGTTCGGGAGGTCATGATCTTTGGCGAGAGCGGGATCATGGCGGCGACCCCGCCCGACCGCCGGCCGCAATGGATTGCCACGAGACGGATGCTGATCTGGCCCAACGGGGCGGTGGCACATGCCTTTTCGGCGCATGACCCGGACAGCCTGCGGGGGCCGCAATTCGACCTGGTCTGGGCCGATGAACTGGCCAAGTGGAAGAAGGTCGACGAGGCGTGGAACATGATCCAGTTCTGCCTGCGTCTGGGCGACGATCCGCGGGCCTGCGTCACGACGACGCCGCGCAACGTGGCGGCGCTGAAGACGCTGCTGGACGCGCCTTCGACGGCGATCACGCAGGCGGCGACCCGGGCCAACCGGGCCAACCTGCCCGAGGCCTTCCTGCGCGAGGTGGAGCGGCGCTATGCGGGCACGAGCCTTGGCATGCAGGAGCTGGACGGTGTGCTGCTGACCGAGCCCGAGGGCGCGCTCTGGACCGTGGAGACGCTGGATGCGGCCCGCAAGGAGCGGCCCGGACCGTTCGACCGGGTGATCGTCGCGGTCGACCCGCCGGTGACGGGCACGGCGAAATCGGACGAATGCGGAATTGTCGTGGTGGGCATCGTGCAGACGGGCGATCCGTCGCAATGGGGGGCATGGGTGATCGAGGATGCCTCGGTCGCGGGCAAGTCGCCGGTGGGCTGGGCGCAGGCGGCTGTGGAGGCCTTTCACCGCAACGATGCCGACCGGGTGGTGGCCGAGGTCAACCAGGGCGGGGAGATGGTCGAGACCATCCTGCGGCAGGTGGCGCCGATGATCCCCTATCGGGGGGTCCATGCCAGCCGGTCGAAGGCGGCCCGGGCCGAGCCGGTAGCAGCACTTTACGAACAGGGCCGGGTGCATCACCTGCGCGGGCTGGCGCAGCTGGAACAGCAGATGCTGATGATGACGCGGGCCGGCTTTACCGGGCCCGGATCGCCCGACCGGGTCGATGCGCTGGTCTGGGCGCTTTACGAGGGGATCATCGAGCCTGCCCGCAACTGGACGCGACCAAGGATGCGCAGCCTGTAGGCGCACGGGTGTTGCGTGGGGTCGGGGCACCGCGCGGGGCGGAAGGATCGTCTTCAGCGTAATGCGCCATGATCCCCCTCAGCACGACGAAACGCCCCACGAGGCAACGAGGAGCACGGCATGTTCGGATTTGGCAAGCGCGGCGCGGCGGAAACCCCGGCCCCCCCGGAAACCAAGGCATCGGCCGCGGGCCGGGTGATGGCCTGGGGCGGGGCGGGCCGCGTGGCATGGAGCCCGCGGGACACCGTGTCGCTGACGCGGGCGGGGTTTCTCGGCAATCCGATCGGGTTTCGCGCGGTCAGGCTGATCTCGGAGGCGGCGGCGGCGCTGCCGCTGGTCATGCAGGATGCCGAGCAGCGCTACGACGTTCATCCGGCGCTGGAGCTGATGGCGCGGCCCAACGCGGTGCAGGGCCGGGCCGAGTTTCTCGAGGCGCTTTATGGCCAGGTGCTGCTGAGCGGGAATGGCTATGTGGAGGCCGTGGGGGCGGCGGCGACGGAGACGGGCCTGCCGATCGAGTTGCATGTGCTGCGGTCGGACCGGATGTCGCTGGTGCCGGGTCATGACGGCTGGCCTGTCGCCTATGAATACAACGTGGGCGGGCGCAAGCACCGGTTCAGCGTGGGCGACGGCGTGACGCCGGTCTGCCATATCCGCAGTTTCCACCCGCAGGACGACCATTACGGGTTTTCGCCCATCCAGGCGGCGGCGAGCGCGATCGACGTGCACAACGCCGCGTCGCGGTGGTCAAAGGCTCTGCTGGACAATGCGGCAAGGCCGTCAGGCGCAATCGTCTATCGCGGTGCGGATGGGCAGGCCTCGATGAGTGCCGATCAGTATGACCGTCTTCTGTCCGAGATGGAGACGCAGCATCAGGGCGCGCGCAATGCGGGGCGGCCGATGCTTCTGGAAGGGGGGCTGGACTGGAAGCCGATGGGGTTTTCCCCGTCGGACATGGAGTTCCAGAAGACCAAGGAGGCCGCGGCGCGGGAGATCGCGCTGGCCTTCGGGGTGCCGCCGATGCTTCTGGGGATCCCCGGTGATGCGACCTATGCCAATTACCAGGAGGCCAACCGGGCCTTCTATCGGCTGACGGTTCTGCCGCTGGCGGGACGGGTGTCGAGTGCCCTGTCCGATTGGCTGAGCGATTTCCAGGGAGGGCGGTTCACGCTGAAGCCCGATCTGGACCAGGTGCCGGCGCTGGCGCAGGAGCGCGATGCGCAATGGCGCCGGGTCAGCGAGGCGGCGTTTCTGAGCGAGGCGGAGAAGCGCGCGCTTCTGGGATTGCCGGTTCAGAGGACCGATGCCGATGATGCATGACAAACCGAGGCCGCCAAGCACCTTTGCCTGTGCGCCGGGCATGCGGATCGAGGCGCATGAACGGGTGTCGGAATTGCAGTTCCGGCAGGTGGCCGCGCAACTGAGCCGGCTGGAGCAACTGATCGAACGGCTGGAGCGGCGATTGTGGCTGGCCGTCTATGGGGTGGCGGGCGTGATCCTTGCACAGGCGGTGCAGTCGATCATTGCCGTGGCACCGTGAGGAAAGGGACGACGATGGAACTCGAGCACAAGTTTGCCCGGCTGGGCGAGGATCTGACGGTGACCGAGACGACGCAGGATGCGGTCGTGATCGAGGGCTATGCCTCGCTGTTCGGGCGCACGGACAAGGGGCGCGACGTGGTGGAGCCCGGCGCCTATGCGGCGTCGCTGACCCGGCTGGGTGCCAAGGGCGACAAGGTGCGGATGCTGTGGCAGCACGACCCGGCGCAGCCGATCGGCGTCTGGGACGAGGTGCGCGAGGACGCGGTGGGCCTGTGGGTGCGGGGGCGGATCCTGACCACGATCACCCGGGGCCGGGAGGCCGCGGCTTTGCTGGCGGCCAAGGCCATCGACGGGCTGTCGATCGGTTATCGCACGATCCGCGCCCGCAAGGATGACACGGGGCTGCGGCGCCTGTCTGAGCTGGAGCTTTGGGAAGTGTCGCTGGTGACCTTTCCGATGCTTCCCGAGGCGCGGGTCGCGGCCAAGGGCGAGGAACCCGAGGCGATCGATCTGCGCGAACTGGCACACGTCTTCACTGAGGCGCGCGCCGAGCTGAACCGGGCGTGACGCCGCGGATGGCCTAACGTCTCACCCAAGAGAGGAACCTCGATGAGCAAGACCGAAGCGCAGGCTTCGGCCGGGGAAGATCTGTCTCCGGCGCAGGAGCTGAGGGCCGCTGTCGCGGGCTTCATGAGCGACATCACAACCAAACTTCAACAGCAGGACGAACGCATGACCAGACTGGACCGAAAGAGCATGATCGCGGGCGCACGCCCCGCGCTGAGCCAGGGCGCGGCCATCGAGGCGCCGCATCAGAAGGCCTTTGCCGCCTATCTGCGCAGCGGCGACGACGATGCGTTGCGGGGGCTCGAGCTTGAGGGCAAGGCGATGAGCACGGCGGTGGCCGCGGATGGCGGATATCTCGTGGACCCGCAGACCGCGGCCGAGATCCAGTCGGTGCTGAACGCCACCGCGTCGATCCGCGCGATCGCCAACGTGGTGAACGTGGATGCGACCTCGTATGACGTGCTGATCGACCACACCGAGATGGGGTCGGGCTGGGCCACGGAAACCGCCGGCGTGACCGAGACCGGAACGCCCGTGATCGACCGCATCTCGATCCCGCTGCACGAACTGTCTGCGCTGCCGAAGGTGTCGCAGCGTCTGCTGGACGATACGGCCTTCGACATCGAGAGCTGGCTTGCGGGGCGGATCGCGGACAAGTTCGCCCGGTCCGAGGCCGCGGCCTTTGTCGCGGGTGACGGGATCGACAAGCCGCGCGGCTTTCTCGACTATCCGCAGGTCGACGATGCGGTCTGGGCCTGGGGCAATATCGGCACGGTTCCGACCGGCACGGACGGGGGCTTCAGCCCGGTCAGCGCGGGCGATGCGATCATCGACCTCGTTTACGCGCTGGGCGCGGAATACCGGGCGGGCGCAAGTTTTGTCATGAATTCCAAGACCGCGGGTGCGGTGCGCAAGCTCAAGGACGCGGATGGTCGTTTCCTGTGGTCGGATGGCCTTGCCGCGGGCGAGCCTGCGCGACTGATGGGCTATCCTGTGCTGATCGCCGAGGACATGCCCGATATCGCGACCGGGGCCACCGCCATCGGCTTTGGCAACTTTGCCGCCGGCTACACGATCGCGCAGCGTCCCGATCTGCGGGTCCTGCGTGACCCGTTCTCGGCCAAGCCGCATGTCCTGTTCTATGCGACAAAGCGCGTGGGCGGCGCGGTTAGCGATTTCGCCGCGATCAAGCTTCTGAAGTTCGCGATCAGCTGATCGGCCGATCCGGTGCCCGGCCCGTGAGGGGCCGGGCCTTCCGGCCGGAGCGTTCCGGCCAGACGTCACAACGATATGCGGAGACATGGCATGATGCTGGTTGAGACCACGACGGTTCCGGAGGCCGCGCTCCCGTTGTCCGAATTCAAGGCGCATTTGCGCCAGGGCACCGGTTTCGGCGAAGACAGCGTTCAGGATGCCGTGCTTGTGAGTTTCCTTCGGGCGGCCATGTCGGCCATCGAGGGGCGCACCGGGCGGGTCCTTCTTCGACACGATTTTTCCCTGCGGCTGGATCGCTGGCGCAGGCTGGGCGAGATCGTCCTGCCGGTGGCGCCCGTCGCGCAGGTCGGCGCCTTCGAGATCGTCGATGCCGCTGGCGACATCACGGTGATCGACCCCGAGGCATGGCGGCTGGTGCCGGACTTTCAGGCCCCGAGGGTGATGATGCTGGGCGGGGCGTTGCCGACGCTTCCTACAGGGGGATACGGGCGGGTGCTGTTCTCGGCCGGTCACGGGCCGGCCTGGACCGATCTGCCGGCCGATCTGAGGCAGGCGGTGATGCTGCTGGCGGCGCATTACTACGAATACCGCAATGATACCGGGCTGGATGCGGGCTGCATGCCCTTTGGCGTGAGCACGCTGATCGAGCGGTATCGCAAGCTTCGCCTGTCGGCGGGGGGGGAGCGATGAGCGGCGATCTGCCCCGGCTGGACCGGGCCCTGACGCTGGAGACGCCGGTGCGCAGCCCCGACGGGGCAGGCGGGTTCACCGTGACCTGGACGGCGCTGGGCACGCATTGGGCCGAGTTGCGCCCGGGCACCGGGCGGGAACGGTCCGCTCGGGCCGCGACGGTCAGCCGGTCGCCCTACCGGATCATCGTGCGCGGGGCGCCGGTGGGATCGGCCGCGCGGCCGCAGCCCGACCAGCGCTTCCGCGAAGGCCCGCGCATCTTTGCCATTCTTGCGGTCACCGAGGCCGATCCTGCGGGGCGTTACCTCATGTGCCACGCGCAAGAGGAGACGGTTGCATGAGCTATGGAGTTGCCGTGGCCCTTCAGGAGGCGGTCTATCAGCGCCTGAGCGCGGATGCCGCCTTGGGTGCCATCTTGGGGGATGCGATCTATGACGCATTGCCGCAAGGCACCTTGCCGCCGATCTACGTTGTGCTGGGGGCCGAACAGGTCACGGACAGGTCGGACCAGACGGGCCGGGGCGCACGTCACGAGATGACGGTGACCGTGATCACCGATCTGGCCAGTTTCGCCACGGCCAAGGCGGCCGCGGCCGCGGTGTCGGACGCGCTGAGCGATGCGGAGCTGAACCTGAGCCGGGGCCAGCTTGTCGCGATGAATTTCCACAAGGCACGCGCGGCCCGGTTGAGCGGCAGCGAACAGCGTCAGATCGACGTCATCTTCCGGGCGCTGGTCGAGGACGACCCGGCCGGGACCTGAACGGCGTCTCCGGCGGTGCCGGGGACGAAACAGACAACCTCAAGAGCGGAGTGATGGATATGGTGGCCCAGAACGGTAAGGACCTGCTGATCAAGATCGACATGACGGGTGACGGCCTTTTCGAGACGGTGGCGGGCCTGCGTGCGACGCGGATCAGTTTCAATGCCGAAACGGTCGATGTGACCAGCCTCGAGAGCGAGGGCGGATGGCGCGAGCTTCTGTCTGGGGCGGGGGTGAAGTCAGCCTCGATCTCGGGATCGGGCGTGTTCAAGGACGCGACGACGGATGAGCGCGCGCGGCAGATCTTCTTCGACGGAGAGACGCCGGATTTCCAGGTGATCATCCCGGCCTTCGGCACGGTCGAGGGGCCGTTCCAGATCGCGTCGGTGGAATATTCGGGCTCGCATAACGGCGAGGCGACCTATGAGCTGTCGCTGGCCTCGGCCGGGGCGCTGAGCTTTGTGGCGGCTGCCTGATGGCCAATCCACATGCCGGAGAGGTCGCGGTGGTGATCGACGGCGAAAGGCATGTCTGCAAGCTGACCCTTGGGGCGCTGGCCGAACTTGAGGCGACGCTGGGCGAGGACAGCCTGGTGGCGCTGGTCGAACGGTTCGAGGCGGGGCGGATTTCGTCGCGCGATGTCCTGGCGCTGATCGTGGCGGGTTTGCGCGGCGGGGGCTGGAGGGGCACGACGGCCGATCTTGTCAGCGCGGAGATCGCGGGCGGGCCGGTCGCGGCGGCCACGGTGGCGGCCGAGTTGCTGGCGCGCGCCTTTGCGCCGCCGCCATGACCGAGCGCGGATTTGACTGGGCGGCGATGATGCGGATCGGCCTGCATCAACTGCGGCTGACGCCCGGAGAGTTCTGGGCGCTGACGCCGCTGGAATTTCTGGTGCTGCTGGGACTGGAGGGCGGGCCGCCGCCTATGGCGCGGGCCCGGCTCGAGGAACTGAGCCGGGCCTATCCGGACAAGACTGTGAAACGGACGCAAGGAGAGGTTGGATGAGATCGGAAATCGAGGGGCTGGACGCGTTTTCCGACGATGTCGAGCAGCTGGAACAGGCCTTGGGCGACGTGTCGGGAATGACGGGGGCCTTTACCACGCAATTGCAGGCGATGCGTGGCGCGCTGGGCCAGACCAACAGCGATCTGGCGGGGCTGCAACGCGGCTTTTCCAGCGGATTGCGTCGCGCCTTCGACGGGCTGATCCTCGACGGGCGGAGCCTGAGCGACACGCTGACCTCGCTGAGCCGGTCGATGATCGACACGGCCTATTCGGCCGCGCTGCGCCCGATCACCAACCAGATCGGCGGGATCATGAGCCAGGGTTTCGACGCGCTGGTGGCGGGCATGTCGCCCTTTGCGAAGGGTGCCCCCTTTTCGCAGGGCCGGGTGATGCCCTTTGCCAAGGGGGGCGTTTTGTCGGGGCCCGTGACCTTTCCGATGCGGGGGGGCACCGGGCTGATGGGCGAGGCGGGACCCGAGGCGATCATGCCGCTGACGCGTGGGGCGGATGGCCGTCTGGGCGTGCAGGCGCAGGGCGGCGGGACAGTGCATGTGACCATGAATGTGACGACCCCCGATGTGGCGGGGTTCCAGCGCAGCCAATCCCAGATCGCGGCGCAGATGGCGCGCGCGCTGGGTCGCGGCCAGCGCAACAGGTAGGAGGGCGGCCGAATGGCATTCCACGAGATCAGGTTTCCCGCGTCGCTGAGCTTTGGCTCGATGGGCGGGCCGGAGCGTCGGACGGAAATCGTGACGCTGGCCAATGGCCATGAGGAACGCAACAGCCCATGGGCGCATTCGCGCCGCCGCTATGATGCGGGGATGGGGCTGCGCAGCCTGGACGATGTGGGCCTGCTGATCGCCTTTTTCGAGGCGCGGCAGGGCCAGTTGAACGGGTTTCGATGGAAGGACTGGGCCGATTACAAGTCGGGCGCCTCGTCGGACGCGGTGTCGGCGACAGACCAGCTTGTGGGTGTCGGTGACGAGGTGCGGGACAGCTTTCCATTGATCAAGCATTATGTCTCGGGCGATCAGTCCTATGCGCGGCCGATCTCGAAACCTGTGGAAGGCTCGGTCCGGGTCGCGGTTGGCGGTGACGCCAAACAGGACGGGATCGACTATGTGGTCGATGTCGAGACCGGGGTCGTGATCTTTGCGCATCCGCCCGATGTGGGGGCCGAAATCCGCGCTGGCTTCGAATTCGACGTGCCGGTGCGGTTCGATACCGACCGTATCCAGACCTCTGTCGCATCGTTCAGGGCGGGCGACGTGCCGAGCGTGCCGGTGGTGGAGATCCGGGTATGACCGGGCTGGAGGCTCATCTGGCAACGGGCGCCACCAACCTGTGCCGGTGTTGGGCGGTGATCCGTCGTGATGGTGTGACGTTTGGCTTTACCGATCACGACCGGAGCCTTGACTTCGACGGGATCACGTTCGTCGCCGATAGCGGGATGACGGCCCGCAATTTCGTGCAAGCGACAGGGTTGTCGGTCGACAACAGCGAGGCGCTGGGCGTGCTGTCGGACAGCGCGATCACCGACGAGGCGATCGAGCAGGGACGGTTCGACGGGGCCGAGGTGATCTTCTGGCTGGTCAACTGGCGCGACCCGGACCAGCGGATCGAGAGGTTCCGCGGCACCCTGGGCGAAATCCGGCGCGGCGGCGGCGCGTTCGAGGCCGAGCTGCGCGGATTGGCCGAGCCTCTGAACCGGCCCGGCGGGCGGGTCTATCAGCGGATGTGCAGCGCGATCCTCGGGGATCGGGCCTGCGGCTTCGACCTCTCCTCGGAGGGGTTCACGATCGAGGTGACTGTCGAGGCCGTGCAGCGGTCGCAAACCTTCGTCATCCCCGCGCAGCCGATCCTCGAGGAGCGGTGGTTCGAGAGGGGTCGCCTGATCGTGCAGAGCGGGGCGGGTGCCGGTCTGGTGGGGCTGGTGAAGAGCGATGTCACGTTGCCGGATGGCAGGCGGCAGATCGCGATCTGGGATCCGATCCCGGCAGAGGTGGCCCCGGGAGACGCGATCCGGATCGAGCCCGGCTGTGACAAACGCGCGCGAACCTGCCGGAACAAGTTCAACAATTTCTTGAACTTCCAGGGCTTTCCTCATGTTCCGGGGGAAGACTGGCTGATCCGCATTCCGGTGCCTGCGTCGGATGCCGGCGGCAGCGGGTCGGCATGAGCCGGGTCGTTCAGGCAGCGCGGGGCTGGATCGGGACACCCTATCTGCACGGCGCTTCGGTCCGGGGGGCGGGCTGCGATTGCCTGGGCCTGTTGCGGGGCATCTGGCGAGAGTTGGCAGGGTCGGAACCCGAACCCGTCCCTGTCTATGGCGGCGACTGGGCCGAAAGCGGCGGGGTCGAACGGCTTCTTGATGCGGCCGGGCGGCATCTGAGGCGGGTCGCGGAGGAGGACGCGGGACAGCTTGTGCTGTTTCGCCTGCGGCGCGGGGGGCTGGCCCGACATGTCGGCATCCAGTCGCGCACCGGCACCGGGGCCGCGTTCATCCACGCCTATTCGGGTCACGGGGTGGTGGAAAGCGCGTTGACGGCGCCGTGGCGGCGCAGGATCGCCGCGCGATTTGACCTTGAAGAAAGGATCGGCTGA